CCCGGTCTCGTGAGAGAACCGGGCTGCCCAACCTTGAAGGAGTAGAGATCATGAAAATCCCTGAGCCAGATAATAGCATCACGGCCCTGATTGACAAATACCACGAGAGCAAACAGGAGGGGCCACGGCCTCACCTGGGCGCGTCCATGCTTGGCCACCCTTGCGACAGATGGCTGTGGCTGTCCTTTCGATGGGCGGTGCAGGAGAAGTTTCCCGGTCGCATCCTGCGGCTGTTTCGCAGGGGCCAGATGGAGGAGGCCACCATCGTGTCCGACCTGCGAGCCATTGGCATGGATGTGCGCGGCACCACGGGCGCACAGCAGCGCGTGGACTTCGGTTCGCACGTCTCAGGCAGCATGGACGGGATCATCGAGCACGGCGTGCCTGAAGCGCCCAAGGCCCGGCACGTGGTCGAGTTCAAGACCCACAGCAAGAAGTCGTTTGACGACCTTGAGAAACACGGAGTTGAGAAGTCAAAGCCACAGCACTTTGGCCAGATGCAGGTCTATATGCACGGCACCGACATTGACCGGGCTTTGTATGTGGCGGTCTGCAAGGACGACGACCGCATCTACACAGAGCGCGTGAAGTACGACAAGGCGCTGGCTGAGAAGCTGGTCGAGCGTGGCCAGCGCATTGCCTTGGCCGACCGGATGCCCGAGCCGATCAGCAGCGACCCGAGCTGGTACCAGTGCAAGTTCTGCCCGGCTTATGCGTTTTGCCACGAGACGCACATGACGCAGCACGCCAACTGCCGCACCTGCGCTCACAGCACGGCCAAGCAGGACAGCACATGGCACTGCGCGAAGTGGGACGACACCATCCCAGTGAAGGCGCAGCACGAAGGGTGCGACAGCCATGTGCTGCATCCCGATCTGGTGCCTTGGCAGATGAAGGATGGCCCAAACGAGTGGACTGCGGTCTATGAGATCAACGGGGTGAATCTGGCTAACGGCGACCCAGAGCAAGAGGGCGTGTACAGCAGCAAGGAGTTGCTGGCCAATGCAACAGCCTGCGCCAGCGGGGACAAGTTCATTGCCGACATTCGGCGCGACTTTGGCGGGAGGATTGTGGGATGAGAAAGATGCGAATCCTTGTGGCTTGCGAATACTCTGGACGTGTTCGTGATGCTTTCATCCGAGGGGGGGGGGGAAGCAATGAGCTGTGATCTGTTGCCAACTGATGTGCCTGGGCCACATTACCAAGGTGATGTTCGTGATGTGTTGGATTACCCTTGGGATTTAATGATTGCCCATCCTCCATGCACTGATTTGTCTGTCAGTGGTGCTCGTCATTTTGAAGGGAAGCGTTTGATTGGTCGCCAGCAAGCAAGCGCCTCGTTTTTTATGATGCTTGCAAATTGCAACATTCCTCGCATTGCGATTGAGAACCCGATTTGCATCATGTCCAGTTTATGGCGAAAGCCTGACCAAATTATTCAGCCATGGCAGTTTGGCCACGGCGAGACAAAGGCCACCAGTTTGTGGCTTAAGAATCTTTCTTTATTGAAGCCGACAAATATTGTTGAAGGTCGAGAACAACGTATTCACAAAATGCCACCGAGCGCAGATCGCTGGAAATTGCGCAGCGAGACATTTGAAGGCATTGCACAGGCGATGGCCGACCAGTGGGGAAGGTTGCCATGTTGAGAGACTACCAGCAACGAACCATCGACCAGCTGTATGCGTGGTTCGAGGCAGGCAACAAGGGCAACCCTTGCCTGGTGCTGCCCACAGGGTCTGGCAAGAGCCACATCGTGGCAGCGCTGTGCAAGGATGCCTTGCAGACTTGGCCAGAGACGCAGATTCTCATGCTCACGCACGTCAAGGAATTGATCGAGCAGAATGCCGAGAAGATGCGCCAGCATTGGCCGGGTGCGCCTATGGGCATCTACAGCGCCAGCATCGGCAAGCGGCAACTGGGCGAGCCGATCACCTTTGCAGGCATCCAGTCGGTGCGCAAGCAGATCGGCCACATCGATCTGGTCATCATTGACGAGTGCCATCTGGTCAACCACAAGGACGAGGGCGGCTACCGGCATTTTCTGGGCGAGTTGCTGGCCATCAATCCAAGCCTGCGGGTGGTGGGGCTTACGGCCACACCTTACAGATTGGGGCACGGCCTGATCACCGACAAGCCTGCGATGTTCGATGTTTTGATCGAGCCGGTCAGCATCGAGGAGCTGATCTTCAAAGGACACTTGGCCACCCTGCGCAGCAAGATCACCAAGCAGCGTCTGGACACCAGCGGGGTGCATAAGCGGGGCGGCGAGTTCATCGAGAGCGAGTTGCAAGCGGCTGTGGACACGGACGACAACAACGAGCGCGTGGTGCGCGAGGTTATCACCCTGGCACAAGATAGACGGGCTTGGCTGTTCTTCTGCACGGGCGTGAAGCATGCGCAGCGGGTCTGCGATGTGTTGAACAGCCACGGCGTGCCGACCGAGTGCGTGACAGGCGAGACACCGAAGAAAGAGCGCGAGCAGATTCTGGCCAACTACAAGGCAGGCAAGCTGCGTGCGCTGACCAATGCAAACGTGCTGACCACCGGCTTTGATTACCCCGACATTGACCTGATCGCCATGCTGCGGCCCACCATGTCGGCAAGCCTCTATGTGCAGATGGCTGGGCGCGGCATGCGCCCCAAGAGCCACACCGATCATTGCTTGGTGCTGGACTTTGCAGGCGTGGTCGAGACGCACGGCCCGATCACCAACGTGCAGCCCCCCAAGCGCGGCGGGGATGGCAACGGCGAGGCACCGGTCAAGGTGTGCGACAACTGCGGGGAGCTGGTGCACATCAGCGCCATGGCATGCCCTGCCTGCGGTCATGCGTTCCCGGAGCCAGAGAAGAAGAAGCTGGAACTGCGCGATGTGGACATCATGGGGCTGGAAGGCCAAGAGGTCGAGGTCAGCAGCTGGAACTGGCGCATTCACACGAGCCGCGCCAGCGGCAAGATGATGCTGGCCTGCACCTATTACGGCAGTCTTTCGGACAAGCCGATCACCGAGTACTTGCCGGTCTTGCACGACGGGTATGCAGGACAGAGGGCCATGCAGCAGTTGTTCAAGATGGCCAACTCATCGGGCGCGAATCTGGCCGAGGCAGCCAACTTGGAAGGCGAGCAGGGGCTGGACTACCTGTCGGTGCAGATGAGCAACTCAGCGCCACCCAAGACGATCGAGTACCGCATGGACGGGAAGTTTCACCGGGTGATCAAGCGGAGCTGGGCGTGAGCAGGGGCCAGCACTATGGCAAGCTAGGCGTGGCCAAGCTGCCTGCCGAGGTCAAGGCGATCTGGTACAGCCGGGACGTGGAGCCGGAGCCTTGCGAGGCTGTGGACACCTACTGGCCGATCGCCACCGACCCTGAGCTTGTGCTGGCGCAGGACTTTGCCAGAAGGCTGGTCGAGGTCACACCGTTGACCGAAGCTGAGGAACAGGCCATTGCCTTGTGCGTGCTGGACAACTGCACGCTGCGCGAGGCAGGTGTTGAGATGGGTCGCACGCAAGAGCGTGTGCGGCAGATACTTGAGAAGGCGCTCAGGCGTTTTCGCACGCATCAAAAGGTGCTGACCGATGTGCCTGCGTGGGAGTTGGACGCAAGGGTGATGTCTTATTTTTGGTGGAAACACGAACAAAGGAGCAAAACATGAAAAGACCCCAAGAACCTGAATTTCTGATCCAGTGGCGCGAGTGGGTCAAAGCTGGCCCGCCGAAGTGCTGCCACACCTGTGAGCACTACGACCACAACGGCAAGTGCTTTGAATTTGACATGACGCCACCAGACGAGTTTGCAGCCAGCGTTGATGCCTGCGACAAGTGGGAGCAGGAATGTCCGTTCTAGACCGCATTCCAACCGAGCACGAAGAGCAACGCGAACTGGTGCGCTGGTTTCGACAGACCTTTCAAGGTGTGCGCATATTTGCAATTGCAAACGGCGGCGCTCGCAGTCTTGCTACCGCAGGGCGCTTAAAGGCAGAAGGCGTAAGCGCTGGCGTGCCCGACCTTTTCATCCCAGCCTGGGGCCTGTGGGTCGAGATGAAGCGGGTCAAAGGCGGCAGCCTGAGCGCTGAACAAAAGGACTGGATTGCTTACTTGGAAGGTGTTAAATATTGGTGTATAGTGGGAAAAGGTGCTGAGGATGCTAAGGCAAAAATCAGCGCCTTTTATGAACAACACAAGGACACTTTATGAAACGCTATATCGGAACGAAGATCATCCACGCTGTGCCAGAAGTGCATGGCGAGACCGGGCGCGAAGGCTATGTCGTGAGATACGCAGACGGGTACGAGTCCTGGTCGCCCAAAGAGGCGTTCGAGGAGGCTTACCGCGCCTGCGACGCCATGAGCTTTGGCTTGGCCATCGCAGCGTTGAAGAACGGCCAGAAGGTTGCACGCAAGGGCTGGAACGGGAAAGGCATGTGGCTTGTGCTGGTACCAGGCACACCGACCGTTGAACTGCGCGAAGGCACGCCATACGCAAAGGCTTTGCCGGAGCACAGCCATTGCGAAATCCTGCCCCACATTGACATGTGGACGACCAACTCGGAAGGCCGACGCGCCATGCTTTGTGGGTGGTTGGCAAGCCAGACGGACATGCTGTCGGATGATTGGGAGATCATCGAATGACCAAGCCCAACCCAGACACCGTCAAACGGGTGTTCATGTCCATTCGCCTGACCGAAGAACTGCGCGAGCAGATCAGGGAGCGTGCGGACTTGAACGAGCGCACGATTGCTGCCCAGATCACGCACTACATCAAGCGTGGACTCGAGCAGGATGCAGTGAAAAAACAAAAATAACAGACCAACCTTGAAGGAGTTTTCCATGAGAAAAAAACTGTCAGTCAGCTTTCAATTCTTCCAGCACCGCTGGCCCGTGTTCGCCATCGGCTTTGTCGATGGCTACGACTTCATGATCTGCGTCTGGCTTGCAGACGTGCGCATTTCATTTGACTACTAGGAGAACGACATGGAGAAAAGAATGCTGACATTGATTGCTTTGTGCGCTGCTGGTCTGATCACCACCGGCTGCTCAAGCCTGACGAGCGAGACCAAGTCGGTCAATCAGGAGCTGTTGGTCGACAAGCAAGTGCAGCCGATGACCAGAAACGAGACCATCGTGGCCATCAAAGATTGCACGACCAGCGGCCTGCGTGCTGTGGTGCTCTACGGCAAGCGCAAGATCAACGGCTTCACGACCGAGGTGGTGGTGGACGTGACCTGCGCACCGCATCACTGAGGGGCTGGCATGAGAAAGCGCCAGATCAGACGCGCCCAGAAGGTCTACAGCATGATGGACGAGCTGATGGCCAGCCCAACAGAGCCGCTGCCAGCCGAGAAACGCCAGTACCAACTGCTGCGCATGTACGAGGGCCTGCACGCGCTGGAGAAGGCCTCAGAGCCAACGACAGAGGACTGGCGGCTGTGCTCGGACGCTGTGAACCTGATGGAAACCCTGATCCTTGAGATGAAGGTTTGCGAGGACACCACCGGCCTGCTGATGGACGCGATCACTGCTCTGGCCAAAGCTGGCCAGCGGCATATGGCCGGAGGTGCCATCCGGCTGGACGGGGCTGGCATCGTGGCCGTTCGGTCGGTGCTGCGGGACTATGCCGAGGTGCTCGAGGTGCTGCCTGCACGAACCATGGTGCGCTGCCACAGGCTGACCGAGGCCAGAATCCGCGACCTGCTGGACGGGAAGAAGAAGCCGCACGATGTGGAAATCACGCGACTGTGAGGGTTTGCCCTAATGCTTGCAATCGTGTGAAATCGTGGTAAAGTGTGGGCATCTTAACCAACCAGCGAAGGAGCTGACCGTGTACATCAAACCCATCAAGCGAGAGGTGCTGACCATGAAGCGTTACCAAGTCATCCTGATCGGCCTTGCCCTGCTTGCAGCCTTCGGTCTGCTCGGCAGCCTGGACAAGGAAGAAGAGGAGCGCCAGGCGCAAGAATACTGCGAGATGGTCAAGCTGTGGAAAGCAACAAACGGTCAGTCTGGCTGGCCAGCATTTAACGGAGAAGGAGCGTGCAAATGAGGCATCCGATCATTGGGCAGTATTCAGACGCACAGATCAGGTTCAAGCGAACTACCGACACCAGCAATCTCGTGTTGCAAGGGCCGGTCTTTGGATGGCACCAGCGGGCGATCTCGCAGGTGATGAACATGGTTTTGTCTTTGATTCGTGGGGTGATTAGATGATCAACCAACACGCCTCAGACTGCGCCGTGCACAACGAGCCAGCCTACCCAGCAGGCCAGTGTGACGAGATGATCAAGCACGCCTATCAAGGTTCGACCGAAGCTGCGGATGAAATACGGCAGGAACTGGTCGAGCGTTACAAGGCGATGCAGCCAGCCAAGATGCAACCCTGCGCCGGACGCAACTGCGGCAGCACCGACCCCAACCTGCACTCTGCTGAATGCTTCGAGGACTACGAGAAGGCGACGGGGATGAATCGGCAGGAGCCTGTGGCTGTTGGCGAAGTTGTAAACGAGCGCGGCGAGGTTGACTATATCAGCTATGTGCCGCCTGTCGGAACAGCCCTTTACACCACCCCACCCGCAGCACAGCGCGAATGGGTCGGGCTGACGGATGAGGAAATCATCGATGTTATTCATCCGCTTGTTGTGGCCGACTTGTCTGACGAGCAGACTGATTACGAGATTGCCAAAGCCATCGAAGCCAAAGTCAGGAGTAAAAATAATGGATAGCAAACCAATTTGCCCACACTGCGGACACGTTGAGCAGGACGCATGGGAGATCGACTTTGGGCCGGGGCTTGATGGTGAGCGTGAAGTCTCCTGCAACAGTTGTGGTGAAGAATATTTCTTGGAGCGCATTGTCTCGGTGAATTACAAGAGTTCAAAACTGAAAGAGAAAACCACATGACCACCGAGATCGCAAAAATTTGGTGGGACGACGAGAAGATGGAGATGGTCGTCAATCCAATACCAGAGTCCGAGATTTACAAGCCAGTGCCAGTGGCATGGTTATTCCCAGGCAGCGCAGACGAGCCGATGAGCGTGGCGCTGGACAAGGACTTGGATGATGCGCAGAAGGCAAACTGCATCCCCTTGTACTTTGGGAGTTCAATGTGAGCAAAGCTGCCATCGTCATCATCTTGTTCTTGTGCGTCTATTTTGCTTTGCTTCTCAAGGCCAACATGGACTGCAAAGACAAAGGTGGCATCTTGATCATGAGCATGAACGTGTTTTCTTGCATCGATGCTAAGGTGATGAAATGACCTTCAACCCACCCACCCGCATGCACGTCATCCCGGTCAACGACTTGCGCGAGCACGAGGCCTCTGCCGACTGCTGGTGCAGGCCCACACCAGACGATGAGCACGATCTGTTTGTGCACCACTCTCTTGATGGCCGGGAGGCCTACGAGACCGGCGAGAAGCGTCCGTCCTAAGCGCCAGCCCTCTTGCGAGCCGATTCCTGCCTCTGCCAACCGTCCCGGCAGTCAGCATCGCAAAAGCGCCTCTCAGCCCCCACAGCC